AAGTTACATCCTGAGCGGTGAGCGATCCTGCTTCGGCAGCGGTTGCTGCACCTGCACGAGCGTCTTCGCGCGGGAGGTAAACAAGGTTCGTCCGTACAGGCATCGTTGTCAGTCCGGGAAGGTTGCGGAACACAATGTTCGGAACCAAAGCGTACTGGAACGCATCCTGCGCGTAGAGAGGGGGAACGAGGTATCCACCAGCGGTGGTCGTACCCTCAGATGCAGCCTTAATGGCTGAATCCACTCGCGCCGCGTGCTTCCCCTCGCCCATGGCGTGAAGAACAGCGCGAGCCTCTTCTGGGGTCTTAGCCCAAACGATAGAACGCGAAGTCAGCGAGTCATCGCCAGCCGCGCCCTTGTAGCCGAAGAGTTCGGCTGCTGCCTGTGAGAAGTCCTTCTCAAACTCACCGCCGTTGACAGTCTGCCCACGGAACGCGGACTTAACTGCAACGCCAAGGTTTGGAAGACCATAAGTACCACGGTTAAATCCCGCAGCCTTGGTCGGAGCCGTTGGTCGGGCATCCTCGTCAACTGTATTAAGGCTCTTTACAGCCTTAGTAACAGCCTTAGCGACGAGAGACTCAACCTCATTCTCCGACAGGAAATCGTTGTCTGCCACGATTATTCTCCTATCAGTTGTGAACCCGAAAGTTCATTGCCTAAACGATGCTTTCGTCAGGTTGTCCGATGGAGCGTCAGCGTGAGCGTTCGCGTCTTCGGTCTCTCCGTCTAAGCGCCAGTCGCCCACATAGGCAACTGGCTAGAGGAGTGTAACAGAAGTTATGTCCGCTTTACGCGGAGGGTCTTGGGCATTCCCGGCACATCGTAGCCAGACATCCAGTCGTTAAATTTGTCCATGTCAATCTCCGCCTGAATCTCTTCTGGCGTTTCTCCCCTTAAGTCTGCCAAGAGGTTGAGGTGAAACTGCTTGTCTGGTTCTGAAGGACTAAATTCAACGCGGCGAGCAAGTTCCTCTTCTACCGACCTGCCACTCAAAGGAATTTGACCATTTGGCATAGTTACAGGTCCTTTAGAGTTCCACTGGGAAGCCATGTGGAGGGCTGCGACAACCCGTTCGTTTGCTGACCTAGAGTCGGAAGCCTCAGAAACTAGCGTCTTTGCCAACTCCATGGTCTCGCCCGTAGCGCGGTACTCGCCCACTTTTCCAAACTTTTCCTGCCAAGCGCCACTAGAGCGGCGATTCGCTTCAACTCGGTTAGTGTCGCGCGCGCCCTTATCTTCCTTGTCCGATCCGCCCCCGCCCGTAGCCCAGTTCCCGTGCTCGGACTGGTCATGGTCACCATGCTTGGTTGAACGCTTGACCTTAAGGCTCTTCTTGCTTGCCCCCGGTCCAAAGTCATCCCAAGTGGCAATAAGGGAGTCAAATGTTGCCGCAGACGAATGAGCATTGACATCGGTCAGCCTGTCAGACAAAGTAATAAAGTCTTCCTTGTCTCGGCTTAGACTCATTGGCTCAATGACATTTCCTTTGTTGTCATCTGAAGGAGCCAAGTCTAGCGTGCCGTTTGCAAACCCAAGGGCAAATGTCCAAGCCTCTGGACTTGTAATGTTCTCTGCTGGAATGTACGGAATGTCTAGACCCGATGTTAGTTTTGTAACATCGTCATTTTCGTCTAACCAACCATTAGAATCCGCCGTGGTAACCGCAGTCCATGCGCTTCGTCCGTTTGCTCCATTTCTTCCGCCGGGGTAACTGTCGGGCATTGGCAGAATGGCTCGGTCGTACTTGTCGCGGGTCATTTCTGATACGACAACCGTCTTTGGCATGCCGGGCTTATCCCAATGGTCTGAACCGTAGAATCCCGCCTTAGACTTTTCCTTGCTTTCGCCTTTGTCGCCGCCAGCGCCGCCGCCAGAAGCCCAACTTCCATGCTCGGACTGGTCATGATCGCCATGCTTTGTCGCGAATAGCGACTTCACATGTGCCGAAGCGGACTTATTGCCGCGCACAATGTAGGCATTTGGGTTGGCTGGGTTTGGAGTCAGGCTCAACTCAACAAGCGCCCACTTGAGGATTTCGCCCGTCTTTGGAGCAACCTTGACAAGGTGACCCATGGTTCCCGAAGAGAAACCAAGCGCATCGTTGTCTACAAGTTCCTTAATCTCGTTAATGTACTCGGAGCGGGCATCCAACTGCGCGCGTACCCATACGCCGCCGTCGTCAATGCGCTTAACGCCCCAGCGACCAATGACCGCCGTGTCTACGGACGAATCAAGACCGTGCTGAAAGAGCAGCGGGCGCTGACCGTCGGGGATGAGGTCAAGGGCAAAGTCTGTCTTCTTGCTGAAGAACTGTCCGTGAAGGTCGCGACCCTTGATCGGTCCGCCAAAGGGTACGCCGTAACCCTCAATGACGATTCCGCCGTCTGCGGTTGCCGCAATCTTCAAGTGCTTCATGCCTGTACTCCCTTCAATCCTTGGTAGCCATCTTCTGCAACGCCGTGAGCAATCTGCTTACTACTGTAGCGTCTCTTGATCCCTAGTTCAATAGCCTCTTTCTCCGCGTCTGTTACGGGGAATCCTACCATTGACGAAGCGTCTAGCGCGCCACCAGCCACGAACTGCTTAATCTCCTGTCGCCCGTATAGCCTTGTCTCTCGGTCAAACCACGACATAATTGGCGGAGCATCCACCACATGATCCTCTTCTACGGCTGTTCCCTGTACGGGAACTTCTGTAATAGACACTGGGGTCTTGCCCGTTACGCCTTCCTTTGGCTGACCGCCAAGGAGCGGCGTGTCTCCCCATGATGTCGGAGCACCAAGACCAAAGTGAGCGCGCACCTCGTTAGGTGTGACCACGCTGCGATCCATCAACTGCGTCCAGAGCATAAGTTCTTCCTGTGGCGTTGGGCGCAACGCCTCAATAGAGGAAACATCAAACTGCACGGTGAGGCGACCCGTTGTATCAAACTCGGTAGTAAGCCACGAATCAAGAATGTCGGCAATCCAGCCCAATTCATTCTTCAACCTGCGCCAGAAGACCTGCTCGGCATCGCGAACTGATCGGTATACGCCCGAATGCTCGTCGTCGCCAACTAGTTGCAGGGGAATTCCCATGGCGGAAGCAATTGCCATGCGGCTAATCTTTCGCGCGTTGAGGTACTGCGCGTCCTGTTCTGGGATTCCTAACTGCTGCCATTCCAAGCCACCGGGGAGAACCGCGCTCTTTCCCGCATTCTTTGGTCCAGATAGAGCCGCAAGAACTTTCTTAATCGCAGACTGGTCTTGCACGGTGAGATCGCTGTCCTTTGGCGCAACCCATGCGCCAACTGGCACGCCAAGATTGCGGAGCAACGCATTGGTGTGCTCGGATGCCATGACGCTTACCTCTACCTCTCGGCGGATTGCCGAAAGCGGCGATAGACCGCGCGTTGGGTCTACAAAGTTTCCCGGGAGGCGGAACGCCACAATGTCCTTTGCTGGGATAATTTCTGTTTCAGAATTCCTCGCCTTAGAGCCAGAGGGGTTGTACTCGTAGGCTTCAATCCATGTCTTGCCCATCTTTGGCGTAATGTCAATTGGTCTAATCAGGTACAACTCTTGTGGAGGTCCGCCCATTTTACCGCGCACCTTGCGGACATAGGCTTCTCCGTATACGGAAAGGCTGGCTACCAGCGTGCCTCGGAAATCCGATGCGGACATGCTGTACGGGTTAATGGTGTCTAGCAGTTTCTGATACTCGGCTGCGTCGGCATCTTTGGCTAGGTCTGCTGGGATAAGATTGTTCTCTTGTCGGACATACACGCGAAGCGGAACTGCCCCTGCGCTCATAGATTTTAATTTGATACAGGCGTTGAGGAACGGCTCGTCGGCTGCGGCTCGCGCCCAATCGCGAGGACCGCTGTAATCGCCCGATTGCGCGTCGGTCATGCCAAAGAATGCCATCCATGACGCAAGGGAGTCTTTCTTGCCGTGCTGAATGTAATTCGCTGGGTTTGCAAAGTCTGGCATCTTACGGTCAGCCATCAAGTCTCCTCGTTATCTAGCGGAAGCCCGCACTTCCAGCACCATTCATCTTCGTCGTCTGGGCTTATGAATGGTACTGCACAACGGCATTGCTTTGCTTTAATTACGCGATCATACCTGTGAACGCGCGCCTTGGAGGGGGCTGCATCGCTTGGCTCACCGCCATCACCATTGCGATAGCCGCGTCCACCTTCGCTGTTGTGCTGCCCCTTGGCTTCCTGATACGCCAACCTGCATCTCCTCTAGGCACAGCAACTGCTGCCATTACATGGCGCGTAAGCGCCACATTCGTCTTTGAATCGTAGCGCAATCGGCGGGTAACAATGGCTTGGAACAGGTCTGCGGTCATAGGAACCATGCGGCTATCGGTTTGATTTGTCTCTACCATGGCAAGCCCCTCGCCCTCCAGCATCTGGGCGGACTCTCGGAATGACCACGGGTCGTAGCAGAATGCAGGTCCCGGGCGGGTTCTCCCGTCAATCTTGACCATTGGCGCGGGGAACCGATCCTTTAAGGTAACTAGGTAGCGGCGGATTTCTTCAATGTCTACCTGCCAAGCCATGCCCATGGCGCTGTCCTTGGGGTATGGATTAACCCACACTTTAGATTCAACAATGATGTTGTCGCCCTGCTTCTGCGCGATAACAACAGCGGAAGCGTCACGGGTGATACCCACATCTATGCCGACGGCAACTGGCAGCGCGGGATCAAGGGCTACCCCCTCCTCCTCACACGCCTTCCATGCGCCCATCGGTAGCCACGATTCTTCGCCCGCATGCACCCATTGCCCTAGGTGTAGCCGTCGGAATTCGGATAGGCGGGTCGTTGGCTTAAACCGCTGCTGCTTGAGGTACTGGTCGGTAATCCATGGGGCTGGGTTGCTCTTGCGCCACACCTCTGGGCTATCGGCATCCGCATCCTCTGGCGCTCCGTAGTGATACAGGAGGAAGCCGTTCTCGGCATCGCGGGCAATGCGGCGGTAGTAAGGCGCGCTCTGGAACTGCTGGTCGGGAGCCGTCTCAATGACGCGATTGTAGATTTGCCCAAGGATTTGGTCGGGGTCGTAGCCCGGGGTGCTAATGGCAATGGTGAGCGGCTCGTCTCGCGCGCCTGAGCCAGAGGTAAGCGCGGTGTACAACTCGCCGTCCTGATGCGCCCACAACTCGTCCACGATTACGCAGGAGGGGTTAGAGCCGTGCTGGAGCCGACCGTCGGATGCCACCACCTTGATGAAGCCGCCTCCCTGCACATCTATGTGGTACTGCTTGGGAATGAGCAGCCCGCCTAACTCTGGGTTGTTAGCAATGAACGCCCGAATCTGGCGAAAGATGACCGCCGCCTGATCCTTGGAGGCAGCAGCCACAATCGTCTGCGGCTCTTTGCCAGCGTCTCGCAGGGTCTGGAAGATTGCCAGCGCAGATTTGCCAGACTTTCTAGGGAGCAGGAGCATGGCTTCGGAATAGCGGCGCTTGCCCGTGACGGGATCGCGGCTTAGGACATCGTTCATGAAATCCCGCTGGAAACCTTCTAGCCTCAAGGGCTGACCTGAGAACTGCCCGATGCTCTGCTTAATGAATACGCGGCAGAACTCCTCAAAGATCGGACCGTCGGTTAGGAGGCTGGGATTTCCTCCGCTTGTCTGCTCATCAGGTCGCTGATCGTCAACGCCTTCTTGAGGCGCGGGGTCTTGTTGGCTTTGTACCTCGCCTGTGACGGCGTGGCTGTTAAGCCCATTCGGCTGATTAGGTTCTGGTAGGTCTGACATGCTTGCCTCTCAATCATAGCCGCAGGATGCGCTCCCACCCCCTGCGAGGTTTGGACTGTGATCCCTTCCCGTGCGAGCATCTCGGATGCCTGATGCCACCGCTCCCATGCAACCGCCGCCATGTGCAGCAATTGCGGCGGGATGTCTCCGTCGCGACCAGCCATTCGCACCTGCTCTTCAAGCACGGATAGATGGCGTTCCGCCTCGGTGAGCGGCTTCTCTGGGTTTGTTACGGCATCGGTTGTGCCAGCCGTAGTGTCTTGCTCGGCATCACCTATACCAGAACTGGTATAGGGGGGGTTCTCAGGTACACAACCTGTGTAGTTACT